TTATGCCACAAGGCTTTGCGGCCTTTCTTCTCCCGCACCCTCAGGGCTGTGTGCCCAAATTGTGACCGTCGCGGCGTGCTCTGCCAGATGGTCGGGCGCAAGGTGCGCGTACCGCAAAACGTGCTCGTACTTCGACCAGCCACCCAACTCCATCAGGCGATTAAGCGGTGTGCCGCTTTGCACGTGCCAGCTCGCCCACGTGTGCCGCACGTCGTGGAACCGGAAGTGATCGATGCCGGCCCGCGCGACGGCGCGATTCCACTGCGCCAGATCCCACCGTACGATCGGCTTGCCGCGGCGCGAGAAGACCCGCGTCTGGTGCTTGCCGAGCTGGCGCCGGATGACATCGACCGCTTCATCGTTCAGCGGCACGCCGATTGGCCTGCGTGCCTTGGCTTGGTCCGGGTGGATCCAGGCCCTGCGCTTTACAAGATCGACCTGTGACCATTCCAGCGCCAGCAGATTCGATTGCCTAAGACCCGTCGCGAAGCCGAGCATGGCGATGTCGCGCATCCAGTCCGTGCCGATGGCCTGCAAAAGGCGCTGCGCTTCCTCCCGCGTGATCCACCTGATGCGTCGGTTGTCGGTCGCGAGGTTCGGCAACTTCGGCGCACCGGTGATCCATCCCCACTCGTTGGCCGCCATGTTGAACATCGATCTGATCGTGCTCAGATAGAGGTTCTTCGTGGCCCGGCTGACCGGTACCGTCTCGCGTTTCTTGCGCCGATTCACTTCCGGCAGCGCCTCGTAGATTTCGTCGCGCGTGATGGAACCCAAGTCACGGCCGCCGAACTTGGTACGGAAGTGCCGCATGTGCAGCGTCTTGTTGCCGAAGTCGGATTGACCAGCCTTTTCCTTCAGGAACCGAAGCACGGCTTCGGAGAACGTCCGCTTTGGCTTCTCGCCGAGCTTGGCGACCCGCCACAGATCGTGCTTCAGCTTGTCGTGATACTCCTGAGCCTCCTTCCGGTTGGTTGTGCCAGTAGTTTGTCTAATTCGCTCTCCACCTGGCGCGCGTAGGTCGACGTGCCAGACGTCCGAGCCGTTGCGCTTTCGGATCGACATTTCTTGCTCCTTTCGTCCGCCCGCGCCGGTCGATCGGGATTGTACTCGGTCGCGGATTTCAACTTTTCCGGCCAGACGCGCCACTGGTTTCCGACCTGGAAGAAGCCCATTGCTTCCTTGTGGGCGTAGATCGTGGAGTAGGAGACGCCGAGCAGCGCGGCCGCTTCCTTCAGGCTTAGGGCGCGCTCGGTCATGGCTTGTTCCTCTTGAACTCGACGACCCACACCCAGGGATTCGTGTCCCAGCCGAGCCCCCGCGCAGCGTTGAGGCTGTCCCACAGTTCTCGATACTTCGCGACGCAGCCTTCGACCGGGTCCACTCGCCATGCGGCACGACGTGGATCGCGAATACCTTCCGCGATCGCGTCTCCCCAATCAATCTCTTGCAACCGCTCGACGCTGACGCTCATCACTTCGATCGTGATACGAGAGAACGCACGAGGCATGAACATTGATGGCCGACGCTTTCCCGCCCAGTCGGGCATCGGCTCGTCGTCGGGATAGACCGTCTCGTCGCGGCCCTTGGGTCCGACTGAGCGCCAGCCGCCAGCCTCATACAGCACGGTTACGCCTTGGCCGCGATCGAGTAAGCGCGGCAAGATATCTCGCGGCGGGTAGGTGTCGTTCGGCTTGCCGACGCGCCAAGCTTCGCGCACCCACAGACGGTCGCCGGGCTGGCCGTATGGGCATAGGATTGGCACCTCTCGCGTGATCCAGTCAGGGACATGCGGCAAGTCGCCGAGATTCGAAAGCATCTCGCCCTTCACCACGCGCCGGGTTTGCGTCTTGCGGCCGTCGAGGATCGCGCGGACCATGTCGCCAGCGAAAAGAATAGGGCGCTCGGTCATCGTCCCCTCGCCATCATCGCGAGCTCGACCCGCGTCTGAAACATCGCGTCATAGCCGTGCATCGTCGCCTTAAGGTCTGGCGGGTAAGCTGGCCCGGCCACGCTTGTCGTCAGATCCTTCGGCGTGCGCTTGATGACCTTGGCCCAGGCCAGAGTGCGATCCTCTTGCCGGACTCGTTCGATGTCTCCGGTGCGGCCGAGGCGATACAAGACGTCCTGCATGTACTGCTTGGGGACTTCGAACTTCTCGGCGAGTTCGGGGGACGTGTAGAGCCGATCGGGCTTCATGCGCTCAAGCACCTGCTCGGGGGTCGCGTGGGGGAATTTGAAGGGCGTCATCACTCCCCCTTTGCGCGGTCGAGGCGCTCGATTTCGGCGAGAGCGCGTTGCAGTCGTTCAGTTGAGTCACAGGTGCCGAGAAACACGTCACCACCGCCCACGTCGTGCTGATGCCCGTTTGCGAGTACGTCTTTTGCTGCCTCGATCAATTCCCGCGCCGCGTTCGTCTGCGGCATCGGCTGGGGATGGGCGGCTCGTTGTTCACGCAATACCTTCACATACCCATCGCGAGATTCGAGCGCTTTGCGCAGCCTTTCGTTGTCATCAAGCTGACCGAACGAAAATCCGGCTTGCAGCCCCGCGCAATATGCGCTGTCTTGAAGCGCATCAGACGTGTCTTTCGATACAACCTCGCATTGCGGCTTCCCACAAACAGGCGCAGCCTTCATTGCGGCGAGAATCGCTAGCTTCATGTCGAAGTGGTCGATACATTCGCCGGCAGGGCAAGCGGCATTTACCATTTCGGCAGTAGGGACGCACGGAACAAGCCGCCAGCCCTGTGGTGTATGCAATACCCCCTGCGCCCCGGCGCTGTGCGCGGCGAGAAGCTCTCGCGTATCTTGCGTGCCGGCGCTGTATCCCTTGTTGCTTGCCGCTGTCCATGCGGCGCGCGCAGCATCATCGGTTTCGAAAACGTCCGCGTAAGTGTGTCGCCATTCTTCGAAGGTCAGCATGCCATTCTCCTTTTGCGGTGCGATCATCCGTATCAATTGCGAATGGATGAAGGGTTAAATCGACAATCTGCGGACGGCTCGGGCACGGAACCGGTAGCCCTGAGGGTGGCTGCCCTGGCGGCCGTAGTAGAAGTCCTGATACCAAGCCCAGCCGGAATAGCCAGAGTCGGTATCCGGCGTATTCGACCAATACGCGGTTTGCTGAAACTGATCCCGATGCTGTTCGTAAGCGATGACGAGTTCGGCGCGCGTCGGAAGATCCCCTCCGATGCTTTTCGCCCAATCCACCTGCTCTTGCCACGTTGCTGCATCGTTGTCGCCGGGCAGGAGGATCGTGTGCGATACATCGCCATTGGCGTTGACGAAACCGCCGAGGTAGATCTCGCCTTCGGCGAGAGGGGGAATCTGTTTCATGTCATTCTCCGTTTGCGAGAAGGGCGCGTAGGTCGTTCGCGGTTTTGTGGTAAGCCTCTTGGTCGAGGATGGCTGCCGCATAGCGGACCATTTACAGTCTTCGCAGGAACCACCATATTCCTTCGGCTCGGCCATGCGATGCGGAAACCCGAGTGCGGTCAGTAAATCTTGCGTTGCAATCAACATGCTTGTGCTGGCGTCAAAGTAATCGGCTCCTGCCGTGTTGGCTGCTTCGCAAAGCGCATCAATGCGACGGTGTACGGTCTTGGCGCGCACAGCAACTTCCCCATCGCCACCGCTCAACGTCGGCGCGCTGGCGTCGATCCGCTTAGCGACGCATCGAAACAAGCGCTCGTACACATCTGCATCGTGTGCGCCCAGCGAATCAAAAAGGTTTCGCTGATCTGGCGACATGCATTCGTCAGCGGCAGCATGTAATAACGCCGTTCCTTGCTCCCCGCGCGTCGCCTCGCCATAGCACTGCTTACACGCGCCATCGTCTACGCCGTGCGGGCAGTCTTGCGGCTCCCCGCGCTCGCTCGGCTGCTCGGCAGCGGCAACGGGTAATGGCGAATGCTTTGGCTTCGCGGCCTGTTTGGCGCGGATGCGGATGACCATATCCGGCCGGCTAATGCGCTCAAGCTCTGTCTCGCCCGATGCATGCATGTCGAGTCCATTAGCGAGGCACAGCGCCGCGAGCGTGACCATGACGCCACCGACTTCCTGAGACTTCTCGCCTACCGGACGGCCCCATGTGTAATCGATTAACTGATGCGCTTCGCTTGCGGTCATTCCGCATGCCTGCACGAGTTCGGCCGCTTCCTCGAAGAATCGATGATTGCGCTCGACCGTATCGGCGGCAATTTCAGAGCCAAAGCATTCCAGCATCCACGGCTTTACGCGCGCCTGAAACGCCTGCTCGGGTTCGGATACTGGCGCAGGGGCGGCGGCGAACAGTGAGCGCGCGAAGAACGGAGCTTGATATGCGCGATCTGGAAACCATCGCTTTATTGCGTCGGCAATTTGTTTTTCGGTGATGCCCTCCTGCACTCCCGCCGATTGGCTAGCGAGGGCGGCTTTCCACGCGTCTTGCCACGTATCCCATAGCGCCTCGCGCTCGCCGACGATTTCCTCGCTGGCCGTTCCTTTCTCGATTGATGCCTTGCAGAGCGGCCAGTTTTCGGCGTAGTAGGCATCGAAGGCGGCTTGCATATCTGTCTTGTGGTTCATGGGGGATCTCACTCAAACAAATCGGCCACAGCAAGCCGTTTCCGGCGCGTGGCAGCTGCATTCTTCGCGTGGTGCTCGGCGTCGTAGTTCAGGTGGCAGCGCTGGCACCACGCTTTCAGGTTGTCGTCGTCGCAGTTCTCGGGCGTATGGTCGAGATGCGCGATCGTCAGCACGACCTTGCTGCCCGTCTCGGGATGAGGCTCTCCGTTTTCCGCACGGCAGTTCGGATAGTCCGGCGAGCCTTCCCACCGGTTGCCAGCGCGATCGAGAATGCGCGCGCGGATCTGCTTCCAATCTTTTGGGTAACGGGCCCGGTTCTCCGGTTTGATCGGCATGGCTATCGGGCAAGCTCGAGAAACGCGTGCAGTGCGAGCACCTGCGTGTCGCTCAGATCGACGACGTTGTCGTTTGCGCGGACCGTCAGGTTGCCGGCGGCCCACTGGATGATTTGCAGCGCGCCTACACACAGGGACGCCGAAACCGTGGTGTCGTTGCCCGCAATCTTCGGCGGCCGCGGCGCGCGCTCGTCCTTCGTTGCGCTCTGCTTCGGCGCTGCTGCCGTCTTCTCGGCCGCCGCCAACTGCTTGCCGTCACCGAGCCTGAACACGTTTCCGTCGCGCACGATGCGGCCGTCTTTCAGCGCTGCTTTCAGATATGCGCTGACGTGGTCTCGCCTGATGCCCAGCAACTCCGCGATCGCTGACGCATCGGTCGGACCTTTTCCGCGAAGGTGCGCAATCACGCGGTCAGCCTTCGTTCCGGTCGTGCCGATCTCTGCTTCGGCCTCGCGCAACTCGCTGGCAATGCTGACCTTGCCGAACGCTGAAGACGGCGGTGCAGTGGGAAATCCGCCCGCGTTTTTCGACGTGCTCGGCGGCTCGTCGTTTAGGTCCGGCGCATTCGGGTCAGCGCTCGGAAACATGTTGGCAGCAGTTGCCATGCGAATCTCCAAAAAGCGGGGCGCCGAACTGGCCGCCCACCAAAGCCCGCGCGCCTAATCCGAGGGCCAACGGCGCGAGGTGAGAGAGGGGAATATCAGTGTTCGGCCGGCGGCGCTTCACCAGCTCCACGGACCTTGTCCGGATCGGGAAAAGGCCAAGCGGCCCCGGGCGGCAACCCGCGCGACTTCTTCTTCGTGCTGACCACGGCGTCGCTCTTCACCGTCCCGCGTGCGAGGTCGGTACCGGCGAACGGGTCTTCTTTGGGCGCGTCGCTTGAGCCGCCCTCCGGTTGATCGCCGTCGCCATCGCCGTTGGCTTCTGAACCGTCGCCGTCGCCGTCTTGCTGCTGCGTCATGCCCGGCAGGTTCGGTTGATCGCCGGTGTCGGGCGGCATGATGCTCACGGGCACGTCTGTTTGCAGCAACTCGTCGATCTTGCCTTTCTCGTGCGCGGTCGGATGCACGATCGCCTTGCACTTGACGAGCGTGACTGCGAGGTCCTTGGGCAGCACCTGGAACGCACTGACCTTCGCTTCGTCAAGCACAATGTGCGACCGCTCCGTATTGCCCGTGTGAAGCGTGAGCACCCAGCCGGTGAGCTCGCCCGGCACGTCGATCCATTGCTGCCACCACGGAAACTTGAGCTGCGAGATACCGTCCTCGACGCTCGACGTGTCGATCTGCACTTGCCCGGACTTGTTCACGCTGGCCGACTTCGGCTTACGGTAGAACGCCTCGCGCAGGCCGTTCTCGTCCATGCGATCGAGGACCGTGTTGGGCATCGCGAACTCGAAAATGATCGAGTGCGCCGGGCGCTTTTTCTTCTTGCCGTGCTTCTCCATGATGGGCGTCACCGAGGTGATCTTGGCCATCGCTTTTTCAATCTGGACGTACATGCGGTTCTCCTGGGCGTCGGTGACAAGTGGGAGGGCGGTTACTTCGACTTGGGCATGCGCGCGTGGATGTCGCGCACGCGGGCGATGACTCGCTCGGGCAGCGGAATGACCGGACCGCCGTCGAGCGCCGCGAACGCCGGCCGCAGCAACTCGCGATCGACGCTCGACATTTCCGCGTCGCGGATCTCTCGAAGCATTTGAAAGAGGGGACTAGTGACGGTCATGCGGCCGCCTTCGCCCGATGGTCCAAAATGCCGAAGTAGACAGCCTTGCACGCAGCGAGATCAACAGCGGCGTTGTGCGCGCCCTCGAGCTTCTTTCCGGTGAAGTACTCATAGGCCTCGCCGAGATTCGGCGACTTCGGTTTGTTGAAGCCGGCCGCGAGCATCTTGGGTGTCGGTGGAAGATTCAGGATCGACAAGCTGTTCGTTTGTGTGCAAAACACCGATCCGCGCTTCCAATCCTCATGGAAACCGTGGCGTTCATTGAGAACGCGGACGGCCTCGATGCGAATCATGCGTTGGTCGAACGACTCGTTGTGCGCGACGCGCAAATCGCTTTCGCACCACATCTGCATGAACATCGAGAGCGCGTCTTCGAGCGGATGACCGAAACGCGAAACGAGTTCGTTCGTAATGCCCGTAAGCTTTTGCAAATCCTCCGGAATGGTCCATTCGTCCGGGTGAATCAGGACGTCCATGAAGGCGAGCGTGCGGCCGCTATCGGCGTCGAAAAGCTCGGCCGCAAGCTGCGTGATGTGCGGCTGACCCGGATGGTTTGAAGGCTCACGCCATAACGGCAGGCCGTTCGTTTCGGTGTCGTAGAAAAGGATCGGCTTCATGGCTTAGGCTCCGAGCAGCACTTCTTTGCGGTCTTGGAAAGCTTGCTCGAGCTTGACGAACTGATCCTTCGGCAGATCACGGCCGCTGTCGAGCGCGAGCGCGGCGAGTTCCACGTCGTTCGCCTTCTGGATCTGCGCGAGTAGGTCGTCGTAGGCCGGCAGCGTGTTCTCGGCTTGCTGCGCTCGCTGGTCAGTGATTTCGCCGGTCGATTGATCGATGCCGTCTGCGTCGTCGCCCACGGTCGTGAACTGACCGTCGATGATTGCGCCGTTGTCCTGCGAGAGCCCGGCCTCGGCACGCTCGTCCAGGCCCACCGCCATCTGAATCTCGATGCTCACCGGCAGGAACTTGAACAGGCGACGCACGACCGTCTTGAGGGCCATCGCGGAATAGTCCGTTACCCAAGGCCCATTGCTGGCCGCCTTCGATCGCGCGCGAATCCCATCGATCTCGGCCCGGCTCATTACGTCGAACTGGATGCCGCCGTCCTTGAGCTTCGCCACCGCGTAGACGAACTGAAGTTTCGCCGCATCGGCGCGATTCGCGTTCGTCCAATCCGGTTCGTGCTCAATATGCGGATCAAGGCCAAGGCGGCATTCGAACTTGTCGCCTTCATAGACGGCGCGCGCGTCGATGCTGATGATCTGTCCGGAGCGGCGCGCCAGGTCAATCATGCCGCGGTAGCCGATGATGAGCTGCGCCTCGGGAACCTTCTTCCAACCCGTATCCGTCTTGACGCTCTTGTCGTACGGCAGGATGTAGGCATGCCCAAGTGCGTTGCCCGGTTCGAGCCCCAGCTGCGCGCACTGGATCACGGCGCCGAAGAAGGAAACCGGAGTGCATTCGGCCAGCTTAGGCGTCTTGCGGATCTCCGTCGTCACGATGCGCGCGAGGCGCTCAGGCGTCATGTGGCGCGGCAACGCGGCCTTGATCTGCGCCTGCATGCTTGTGCTCGCGAGCAGCGCGGCAACGCGATCGACTGGGTTCTTTTTTTCTTCGACCTTTCCGGTCGCGACTTGCTTTAGGGCGGCGGTGCTCATGCTCGTTTGACTCCGTTTGGGGTTCGGGTAGGGTGTTCTGTGCGACGCGCGGGTTACTTCAGCTTCAATCTCAGCACGCGGATTTCCTTCGTGCGGCTGTACTTGGCCCAAATATCGGGCGCATCTTCCTTCAGCAGCTTTTGGTCGACGCGCGTATCGTCCTGGTTCTTCCAGGTCGCGATCGTGGCGCCGCCGTAGGTGAGCACGGCATTGGGTTGCATGAATGCCGTGATGCGATAGGAGAGCTCTTCCTCCTGATCCTTGAAGACCTTGAGCTTGTGTTTTGTCTCGGCCAGCTTTGACACAGCCTCGCGGATCTCCGGCGTTGCTTCGATGCTGCCGCCGTTCGATTTCGCGTAGATCGCGCGGCAGTCGTCAAAGTCGATCGGATCGGGCGGCAGGTCCGCGAGCACACACTCGTTCCAGAACTGGACGGCGCGCGCGCGGATGGCATCGATCGTTTCGTCGTCGCGGTCGACGAAATAGATGAGCAGGTCGTCCATGCCGATCAGCGTTGCGACGATGCAGCGGCGCCGGCCGGTGATGCCCAGGCCGTGCATGAACTGCGCGGCGTAGTCGATCGGCACTTCGTCAGTGCCTTCCTCGCCCCATTTCTTGGCCGCGAACGGATGCACCGTCTTGCAGTCACCGTTGATGTGCTCGCCGTCGAGCATCAGCTCGAAGTCGATCTCGCAGGCGAGAAACGGGTGCGTCTCGTCGGTATAACGCTTGTTGCGGCAGATCAACTCGACGTCGTGCCCTTCGTCGGTGAGACGATCGATGAGCATGTCGAGCACGACCGGCTCAAGTCGGTGTCCGCGGTCGAATCGCTTTTGCTGGGCCGGGCTGACTTCTTCGCGCTCGGCCCGGCCGGTCTTCGAAAGCCAAAGCTCGTACGGCGTTTTCCAAGGGCTCACGCCCAGGATGGCGGCCACGTCACTGCCGCCGATGAAGGTCGAGCGGTCAATTTCGGGGACAACGGCCAATTCGGTGCTCACGCTGAAAACCCTCCAATGTGAGTGATGGCGGGCGGCATGGCGTCGCCGCCGATGAAGCTGATTGCGATCTCGCAAGCGAAGCAAATAAGGATCGCGATCAGCATTGCGAGCAGCGGGTGCCGCTCATAGAGAAAATCGAGGCGCGCGCACAGGCGGCGCAGAAGGGCGTTCATTTCGACAGCCCCAGGAGAGCGCACCAGCCGATGACGACGCCGATCGCAAGCACCCACACGCGAGCGGTGTCGCGAAACTTGGCCGTCTTCAGCAGCGGGTTATCGTTGCGGGCGCGGCGCAAGCCTTCGCGCGAGAGCGTCACGCGGCTATGGCCGTCGTCGTAGAGGTAAAAATCGCGGTTGCGCATGTCAGGCCACCTTCTTTGAACGTGCGGTCTTTTCTGCGTCGAGCAATGCCTGCACAGTGGAGACGCCGTAATGGGCGCAATCTCGGATCAACTTCATGTAGCTGAGGGTCTGCGCGACGCGTTCGCGCGGCTTGCAATCGCGAACCGAGAGGATCAAGCAAGTTCCATCGGTATATCGGATGGAGAATGCCTGTTCAGCCCATGCACGCAGTTTCTTTTCCGCTTCGTCATGAACTGAGCGATGCACTACTCGGTCCTGGCTTGATCGGTATCCTTGCCAAGTCCCTTCGATGATGTAGCGTCCCATCTCACCCCCCAATCCGAAGTACTTCGTCGATACTCTTGCCCGTGGCCTTCGCAATCGCATTCGCCACAATCGCCTGCTCGCCCGTCGTCAGGTGCCCGCCTGCGAGCACCGTTTCTAGGGCGGTGAGCATGTCGACAGAAGCGGCAAACTGCCGTGCGTAGTCCGCCCCATGCTGCGCCATCGAACAATCTGCGACCTGATGCGTTGTGTCGCCGCGTCGAGCGCTGACGTACGGCCCATACGCTTCGAGTTCGGGCGGCGTGTGTTTGGGGGCGGTCATGTCAGGCCTCGATCGCAAGAAGCTGCTGTATCTGCGCTTTGATCTCGGTCACGCGCTTTTGATAAGCAGCCATGACCGCCTGTTTCTCGGCTTCGAGATTGGCAACAAGGCCATCCCGAATGTCGAAATCGTCAGGCACATCGACCTCGATTTCATGCTCTCGCACGAGAACAGCTTGGGGCGAGTATTCCTTCGACTTTTGGTATGTCGCGAAGTCGAATCTCAAGGCATCGACGAGCTTATCCTCATCGTTGCTCCACCTTCTGCATGGCTCCGCGTAAATAAATCCTTTGATCTTCACTTGCATCTCAGCCCCCGATAATCAGCCGCACCAAGCGGCCGTGTTCAATGAAAGGCGCGATCGCGAGCGCCGCGAACGTGCCGAAGGAAAGCGCCTTGATGACCGCGTGCGCCAGCTCGATCAGGCGTAGGTCGCGCGGCGTGAGGTCGGTCGATAGCGTGTGCATGTCATGCTCGCGGTTGTCAGGCGCCAGCGATGATGAAAGTGCGGCGCCGCGGCGCTTCCTCGCGGGCCGACCCTTCGATGCGGATCAGCACTTCCTCTGCTTCGAGGTCCGCTTCGTCGGCCAGTTGATCGCGCACGACCCGCATCAACATCGCGCCAAGCGCTTCTTCGCCATCGAGCCACGCAGCGCGCAGTTCGGCTCCATGCTGCGCCCGAGTCACGCTGTGCAGCCCGGCGACGAGATCGTCGTGCGTGAGCGCGGCGAGCTTCGCGTTCAAGCGCGCCTTCGAGATCGCGGCCTTCTGCTCGTCGCGTGACTCGGCGCGGTCTTGCGCTTCGTCGCGCTGGGCCTGCGCACGCTCGGAAATGAACGCAAGCGCATCGTCGGTGCGGGATGGGATCAGGGTGGGTTGCATGGTCGCCTCCTTATCGAGCGCGGCAGATGCGCACGATCTCGGTCGTGAAGCCTTGACGGCCTTCGACCTTTTCGATCGCGAGTTCCTGCGCTTCTTCGCAGTCGCGCGCCTCGACGCGGACCTCGGTGTCGACGAATGTGACGATGTACGGGGTGTGGTCGGTGGGTTGCATCGCTGTCTCCGTAGCGCGTCGTGCGCTGTTGAGACAATTAAACAATACGGCTCAAATCATGTCAAGCACGCTATACATTCGACTCATCAGGGGAATTCCCGAACCCGTTCGAGGGCGAAAAAAAAGCCGCGTTATGCGGCCTGGATTACAGAGTGTTGGGAAATCGCTACGGTCGATGCGCAGCCCCTGCGCGAAGGGAGTTGCGCAGCGCCGGCCAGCCGAAAACGACGAAGGGCCAAATCATGCACGCGGCTCCGACGGCGAGCGCGACGGCGCCCAGCGCGAACTGGCGGGAGGGAAGGTAGGCAGCGAAGAAGACGAAAGCGGGTATGGCGACGCTCAGCACGCCCCAGCTCGCGAGCGCGAGCACCTTCAGCGCAACGTACGCGCGCGGCATGCGCCCGCAAATCCAGACGAGCGCCGCGACGAACGCCAGGCCAAGCAGCAGCCTGACGAGTTCGCCGGCGGCGTCGTCGAAAAATGCCATCAGATCCGCTCGCTTTGCTTGTGCACGATGCGGCCGATGATAAACGTATCGCCGTTCATTGGGCGGTCGCGGTAGATCCGTTTATCTGGATTGTCGGAGGCGGCCACCCATTGGCCGTCGGTGCGGAACAGCCGCTTGACGACGACCTCGCCGTCATAGTTCACGGCGAACGCGATGCCGTCGCGCGGCTGCGTGTCGTCGGTATTCACGACGACCCAATCGCCGTCGTATAGACCGGGCTCCATGCTGGCCCCGTTCACTTTTATGGCTATCAGACTCTCGGGACTGTAGCCGTTGCTCTCGTACCACGACCGATGAAAAACAATCGGCGCATGGTCATCCGCCAACGGCTCGACTCCAAAGCCAGTGACGCCAGCCGATATTTTTATCTTCACACGTCGTATCGCAGGATATTCGGGATTGTCCTCCAGAGCGATTTCTCTGGGGGACGCCGACTTCATCCTGCCACGGCCGGTCGCGAGCCAATTCGGTGAAACGCCTAGAACTTGCGCCGCTTTTACTAGATTTTCTCCCTCGACTTTTGTGGTAGCGCCCTTCAGCCAGAGGGACACAGCGCCCCGGGTAATCCCCACCCGGCGCGCGAGTTCGATCTGTTTCATCTTCGCCTGATCGAGAGCGACCTGTAAGCGTTCGGCAAGTGTTGTCATGGTTAGCAGATTAAACACTTGCACGGTTAGAGTGCTCGACATATCATTTGTCTAGTATGCTCAACAACAGGTGGCGGCTATGACGCTCACGAAGCAACAAGCAATCTTGATTTTCGGCAATCAGTCCGAAATTGCGCGTGCGCTCGGCCTCACGCGCGGCGCTGTTTCGCTTTGGCCCGACCAATTGCGTCAAGACCAAAGCGATCGCGTCGTCGGCGCGGCAGTTCGCCTCGGCAAGCGGGATCTTTTGCCGCCCGAATTTGCGGGCAGCAACCCCGAGCCCGAGTCACAGGCGGCGTAAAGCCCTTGCTGTCCGTTGGCCGAATTAAACACTCCCTATACCGCACCGCACAACGTTCAGGAGATCTACGCGTGAACATCACGGACGCTGCCTACGCGGTCGCGCACGACTATCCGGGCGGAACTGAATCACTGGCGCCGCGCCTTGGCATGTCCGGCGCAGTGCTGCGCAACAAGGTCAATCCGAACAATTCGACGCACCACTTGACGCTCAAGGAAGCCGCATTGCTCTCGGCTGTTGCGAACGATCGCCGGATTGCGATCGCGTTCGCTCGCGAGCTTGGGCTGACGTGCATCGAGGTACCGGAGCCGGAGCATTGCGCCGACGCCGACGTCATCGAGCTGATGGCGAGGACCTGGGAAACCAATGGCGAGATCGGCCGCGAGGTCAACAAGACATTCGAGGACGGGATCGTCGAGCAGCACGAGGTGCGCCGCGTGAAAGATCGCGTGTGGGATCACATCCGCACGCTGTTCGGGCTCGTCGGCCGCATCGAAGGCATGGCGGAGAAGTGACCATGATCGACCTATGGATCGACGCATACATGGCCGCGCTGATCGCGTTCGCTTTTGGCGCACCGGTTTGGGTGTGGTGGCGGGTATGAAGACCGTCGCAGTGCTTTTCGCGCGCGCCGACAGCATCTACAAGACGCTACCTGGATGCGACGTATGGGGCGCCGAGCGCGCGCGGCGATGCGTCGCGCCGACGGTTGAGGTGGCCGCATGATCGATCTCCCGCAACCCCTCACGCCGGCCGATTGTGACCTCGCTGGCTATCGCTGGATGCCGCTCGATGTTGAGCGCGTCATCGACAGCGACACCTTCGGGCTCTCCACCGGCGACGAGTTCAAGACCGCGTTTCGCCTTTGGGCGAAGTCATGGAAGCAGGTGCCCGCCGCCAGTCTGCCCAACGACGACAAGCTTCTCGCGCATCTTGCAGGCCTTGAACCGGCCACCTGGAAGAAGCGAAAGGCCGTGGCGCTGCGTGGCTGGATCCTGTGTAGCGATGGTCGCCTCTACCACCCGGTCATTGCCCAGAAGGCGATCGAAGCCATGGACAAGCGCGAGGCGTACGTCGAGCGTGAACAGAACCAAGAGACGCGCCAGCAGCGTTACCGCGAGCGTCGCAGAGAGCTTTTCGCAGTGCTTCGCGGGCGTGGAATCGTCGTCTCGAAAGAAGCGAAGATGGACGAATTGGAGCGCCTTGTCGCGTCACTTCAAGCGTCACCAAGCGTAACGCAAAGCGTAACAGGTGACGTAACGCGAGACGTAACGCATGACGCCTCAGCCACGGCTAAAGAGAAGGACAGGACAGGACAGGACAGTAAACCTAAACCCTTAGAAGAGCAGTCACCAGCTCAAACGAAGGTAGCCCCGCCTGCCGACGACTGCTCTTCTCCGGTTTCGAGATCGGTCGAGATCGCGGTCTACCTGCGACAACGCGGCGTTGTGGGCGCGAACAGCATGAACCCGAACATCGCGACCTGGGGTGACGACGCTCGCGTGACGAACGAGATCCTCGACGCGGCGATCTCGAAGGCGAGGGCAAGCCTCACCGAGGGCGCGCAGCTTGGGCCGAACTACCTCGCGCCGGTCGTCGCCGATCTGCTTAATCCGAAACCGGCCAAGCCTGTGGTCAAGCGATTCGACGACTGGGACCGTACGCAGGAGGGCATCAAGCGCAAAGCGCGCGAACTGGGCTTCGGCGACGGCCGGCAAAGGGAATCCTGGGATGAGCTCAAGGCCCGATGCTGGGACGAGATCAAGCGCCGTGAGGCGCAGGGAGCCGCCGCATGAGCGCCGAATCGAGCGAATGGGGCATGTGCGCGGCGAACGGCTGTCCGCTGTTCGGCTCGCTCGGCGGCCATCCCTGGTACTGCTTTTGCCACCACGGGCGCCCGAACAGTGCGAACGATGCGATCACGCATTGCCTGCGCAACGCCGAGGCCGTCGTCGTCGACCTCACCAAGGCGATCCGCGCCGACAGCATCACCGGCCACAAGTCCGAGGCAACAGCGATCGCCCTGCGCGAGCTCAAGCAGCACCCGAAGGCGCGAGAGCTCGCGTTCGATCGAAAGACGGACGGCAACGCACGCGCATGGCTTCAAAGGCTCGAGCGGCACCTGCTCGATGCGACGAACGATTTCGGCCAGCAGCAGGGCCTTTCCGGCATCGTGCCGACGGCGCCCGTCATCGGCCCCACACACGCCTTGGACCACTACTCGGAGGTGCAGCAGTGACCGTCATCAACCCCAATCACCCCGTCATGCGGGCGACCGAAGACCTCTGGCACAAGCTCGCCGCGATCTTGCTGCTTCGCTTGCCGGAAGCACAAGCCGTGATCACGTCGACCGACATCGATGCTCTCGTGCGTCACTTCCCGGGCGAAGAGCCGACCGTCGTCGTGTGCGATAAGTCCGATGGCCTGCATCTGTCGCTCGTGCCGCGCTCGCAAGGCGAAGCAATGGCGCGTGAAGCCGGAGGCCTGCCATCGTGACCAAACCTTACAAATTGCCCCAAAAGGGTGAATTCGAGCGTCCCGAGGCAATGCGCACGATCGGCCAGCGCATCCGGCACGCACGCCAACAGCGCGGACTGAGCCAGGAGAAATTGGCGCAGGCCTGCCGCTGCGCGCGGTTTGCGATCATGGGACTTGAGCAGGACAGCCGCGACGTGGATGCGTTCCTGTTCATCGAGATCGGCAAAGCGCTCGGCGTCTCGCTCGACTGGCTCGCATTCGGGATAGGCTTCGACGGTGCCGACATCGATGCCGTGCATCGGCATAGCGACGATCAACGCGAGGAGGTGTCAGCGTGCTGACCGTGACCCTCCCGTATCCGCTTTCCGCGAACAAGTACTGGCGCCCGGTACCGATCAACGGCCACGTGACGATCGTGCCGACGAAAGAGGCGAAGCAGTACAAGGCCGAGGTCGGTTGGATTCTTCGAGCCGCCGGCGTTCGTGCACCGATCGAGGGCCGCGTGCGGATCCACATCGACCTGTACCCGGAACGTCCCCAGGACTGGCAGACGCGTCAGCGCAAGCTCGGTACGGCATGGGACGACAACGTCCGATGCATCGATCTCGACAACGCGCGCAAGGTGCTCTACGACGCGTTCAAGGGAATCGTCATCGTCGACGACAAATGGATCTGGTCGGACAGTGCGCGCCGTTGCGAGCCTGACGGCGAGGCCCGCGTCGTTGTGACGATCACGCCGATCACCACCGAGCAGCCGCAGGCTGCGCTTTTCGCGTGAGGCTACGGTGATCACCGCCCAAAAGCTCGCCGGCATGTTTCCCCGCGATGCTCAATTCCGCGAGTGAGTCGCGCAATGGATGGTCCCGCCGCGCGAGGTGGACATCGACACCGCCGCGGCGTTCATTCGCACCGTATGCGAGATCGAGAGCCGCCGCGAGCTCGCCACCGACATCGAAGCGCAGCAGCGCTTTCACAAGTTCCTGCGCCGGCCGTTTCTGGCCTGGCGCGATAAGCAGCACCAACCCGCCTAGGAGCAACCACGATGCGACTATCGCAACTTTTGAAACTCATCCTCGCCGCGGCGTTGCCGCTGCACATGGCCGACGCAGCACCGAGCAGCACCGAGCCCGTCAGCACGGCCGGCGGAAATTCGACCGATAACGCGGGTATTTCCGCCGCGACGACAGACGCCCCAAACGCTGCTGGTGGTGCCTCATCGGTAGCGCAAAAACCGGAAGTCACCTCTGCGATCGATGCAGCAGCTGGGGCAAGCGCGGGTGAGCCGGGAAACGCAGGTGCGCCCGATGCGGCGTCCTTCTCCGAAAGCGGCGCGGCGTCTTCTGCACTTCCTGCCTCGCCCAGCGAAGACACCGCGGCAAACCAGGACCCCGCTTCTACCGGTTCTGAGGCCGCCGCTGATCCGCATCCCGCATCGACTCACCTTGACGAGATCGAAGCGATGGTCGAGCGCATGTACTACCGCGCCGAACAGTTCGCCGTGCACGAGTGGAAGGCCGTCATCAATGCAGCTCGCGCTGTTCTCTGAACTCGTGGACAAGCGCGTGCTCATCGGTCGAGAACAAGCCGCTGAGCTGCTTAACCTCAGCGTCAACGGCTTGATCGGGCGCACGCGCATGAAAAACTACCGGCCCCGTCCTATCCGGCAGGGCCGGCGGGTGCTTTACGACCTCGACGAAGTGATGGAGGTCAAGCGGGTCATGGAATGGCTACGGGGCCGCGAAAAATGAGCACCGAACTCACACCCAAGCAAATGCGGTTCGTTCAGGAATACCTGATCGACTCCAACGGAAAGCAGGCCGCCATACGCGCCGGATACAGCCCCAAGACGGCTGAGGCACAGGCGTCGCGTTTGTTAAGCAATGCGAAGGTAAAGGCAGTTGTAAGCAGCCGCACCAAAAAACTGATGAGCAAACTCGACGTGACAGTCGAGCGCATCCTCACCGAGCGCGCCCGCATGGCGTTCTACGACCCGGGCGACATCGCCGGCCAGCGCATCACCAAGCCGCAAGACATCGCCGCATTGCCCGAGGACGTGCGCCGCGCTGTGGCCGGCTGGGGCTACGACAAGAAGGGCAAATTCACGCTCCGGCTCGCCGACAAGAACGCGAGCCTGACTGCGCTTGAGAAGCACCTGAACATGTACCGCGACGATGCTGGCGACGGCTCGCCGCTTCACATCCACCTTCACCTGGGCGACTGACCATGCGTATCACCGACATCATCATCCGTAAAAGCCCTGTGCATGAGCGTGCTTGGGTCATGCACATCGAGATCAACCAGTGCTCCTACACCGGCTACTTCGACGACTTCGGCGGCTTCATCACGGCCGTCACCGAGGCGGCCAAGTACTTCGCGGTGCGCGCGGGCAAGCTGCGCGTGAAGGACGCCAACCTGACGCGACAGGTCGTGCCGGGTGATGGCCGGGCGCGCGCGCTGCCGGGCGATAAGCTGCAATGAGCGACATCCCGTCTAACGGCCGCGAGATCCACTACAAGCCGCCGGGCCCGGTCGGTCGCGACTTCATCAAGTCCGACGCGTTCGTCGCCGGCATCATGGGGCCGATCGGTTCCGGCAAGTCCGTTTGCTGCGTGATGAAGCTCGTGCGCAACCTGCAAAAGCAGAAGCGCCAAAAGGACGGATGGATCAGGCGCCGCACGGCGATCATCCGCAACACGTATCCCGAACTGAAGACCACGACCATCAAGACGTGGCACCAGTGGATTCCGGCCAGCTACGGCAACTATCGCGAGTCAGGGCCGCCCACGCACCACATCGTCGATGCCGGGCAGAAAATCGATTGGGAATTGATCTTCATCGCGCTCGATCGGCCTGACGACGTGCGCAAGTTGCTCTCGCTCGAGCTATCGGACGCGTGGATCAACGAGGCGCGCGAAGTGCCCAAGGCGATCCTCGACGGCCTGACGGGCCGCGTCGGACGTTTCCCGCGGCGTGAAGAGGGCGGCTGTACCGATCCGCAGATCATGCTGGACACGAACCCGCCTGATTCCGACCACTGGTGGTACCGGCTGGCCGAGGAACCGACGCCCGAGGACGTGGAGACTGTCGCCGAGCTTGAGCAGCAGCTGCGCGACGTGGGTTCGCTGCGCGCCGATCAACCTCTGTTCCAGTGGTTCCGGCAACCAGGCGGGCGCTCGCCGAACGCCGAGAACCTGCAGAACCTCGACCCGGGCTACTACCTCAAAGCGTGCGCGAACAAGAAGCCGGAATGGATCCGCGTCTACGTCGACGGCGAATACGGCTTCGTGCTCGATGGTAAGCCCGTCTATCCCGAGTATCGCGACAGCGTGCACTGCAAGACCTTCGAAGCGAACTCGCGCCTGTTCCTGCACATCGGCATGGACTTTGGTCTCACGCCGGCCGCCGTGTTCGGGCAGCAGATGCCCAACGGCCAGTGGCGCAAGCGCACCGAGATCGTCACCGACAACATGGGCATAGTGCGCTTCGCCGAGCTGGTGAAGACGCACCTTGCGCAGCAGTACCCGACGTTCAAGATCGGCAGTATCACGGGCGACCCGGCAGGCAACGCACGCGGCGCCGACGAGCGCACGGTGTTCGACATCCTTGCAGCCGCTGGCTTGCGCGCAAACCCCGCCAGGACGAACGATCCGACGCTTCGCATTGAAGCGACGCGCACGCCCATGACGCGGCTCATCGATGGCGAGCCGGGCATGATCATCCATCCCGACTGCCGGTTCCTGCGCAAAGGCTACGCGGGCGGCTACAACTACAAGCGCGTGCAAGTCGGAGGCGATGAGAAGTACCGCGATGTGCCAGATAAAAACATCTATAGCCACGTTTGCGACGCAGATCAGTACCTTATGATCGGCGCTGGAGAAGGTAAGGCGATTGTGAAGCGTGAGCCCGTGGCTAATCGCCCGTCCTTTGCGATCACAGACTACCAAACCGACTTCTAGGAGCGCGGCCATGTCCACTCTCTTTTCCAAACCGAGCACTCCCTCGCTGCCGCCACCCCCTGTTGCGCCGCCGCCCCCGACAGTCGATCAGGCGAGCGTTCAAGCCGAGAACGATGCTGACGCGCTGCGCCGCCGCCGCGGCATGGCCTCGACGATCCTGGCCGGTGCCAACGGCTCGTCGGCAACGCAACCGGTCACGTCCGCAGCGCGCTTGCTCGGTAACTGATCGTGAGCGGGCTACCGAACCTCACCAACCCGCTGCTCAAGCTGACCGACCCGCTCGGCCTCATGCCGAAGGAAGTCGATCGCACGGTGGCCGATCCGCTCGGGCTCGTCACGAAGCCTGCCCAGCCCACTACGCCGAGCCAGCAACAGCTTTACGGCCTTGTGCAAAGCCAGCAGGCGGCCAAGCGCGCGGCAGCGATCAACGAGTCCAACACAACGAACGCATCACTTTCGCGCCCCTCGATGGGGGCGTCCTATCTCGGAGGCTGACATGGCGCGTCGCGCACAACTCACACTCTCGACCGCTGGCGGCGGCGCTGTGGCAAGCGTCGACTGGCAAGGCGGCCGCGGCCTGTTCATGGTCGACGCAACATGGGGCGGTGGCACGGTCGCGCTCGAGCAGCAATCGCCCGCCGGCGTGTGGCTTCCGCTCAATCACGAAGGCACGAGCACGCCGATATCGCTCACGGCCAACGGCACGGCAAACTTCGTTTCGGCCGCCGGCGCGATCCGCGCGAACGTGACGACAGCCACCGCGGTGAACGCGTACGCGGTTGGCGTCCCGACGAACAACGCGGGGTAAGCCATGGCTGACGAACGCGCTGATGCGCTCATCCGCCTGCAGGAACAGATGCAGGCGCGACGCGGTATCTGGGAGGGTCATTGGCGCGAAGTTGCCGAGCGCGTGCGGCCCACGCAAAATATCTTTCAGCAGCAGCGTCCGGACGGCGACAAGCGCAACGAGAAGATCTTCGACGCCACGGCGCCGCTCGCGCTGCCCAAGTTCGCCGCGGCGGTCATCAGTTTTACGATGCCGTCGACCCAGAAGTACCAAGCGCTCACGACGGGCGATGAGGCGCTGGACGAAAACAGCAACGTCAAGCGCTACCTGGAGGCGGTGAACGACGTCTTGTTCAAGGCCCGCTATGCGGCGCGTGCGAACTTCATTTCGCAGTCGTCCGAGGTCGTGCTCGACCTGGGTGCGTTTGGCACCGGAATCCTGTTCGTCGACGACGTGCTTGGCGTGGGCATCCGCTACAAGTCGTTTCCGCTTGCCGAGTGCTACGCCGAAGAGGACGAGCACGGCTCGATCAATCGCCTGCATCGCAAGTTCCAATACACCGCCGCGCAGGCCGCCGCGATGTTCGGGCCGCAAAACCTGTCCGAGGGCATCAAGCGCGCGCTCGAGCGCAATCCGCTTGAGAAGTTTTGGTTTCTGCACTGCGTCGGGCCCAATGACGATTTCGCGCCCGGCTATGCGCTGCATCCGACCAAGGGCAAGAAGTTCTCGTCCTGCTACATCGAGTTCGAAACACGCACCGTCGTCGATGAGGGCGGCTATCGCACGTTCCCGTTTGCTGTGCCGCGCTACGAAACGAGTCCGCGCGAGTGCTATGGGCGCTCGCCCGCGATGGCTGTGCTGCCCGACATCAAGATGCTCAACGAGATGAGCAAGACGGTGCTGCGCGCCGGCCAGCAGGTCGTGGCGCCGCCGATCATGCTCTCGGACGACGCGAGCCTGCAGGCGTTCAACGTGCGATCGAACGCGCTCAATCATGGCTACGTCGACGCCCAGGGCCGTCCGATGGCGATCCCGTTCCAGACGCAGGGACGCGTGGACATCGGCCTGGACATGATGAATCAGCGCCGCGAGGTCATCAACGACGCGTTCTTCGTCACGCTCTTTCGCATCCTCGTTGAGGAACCGCAGATCACGGCGACCGAAGCGATGCTGCGAGCGCAGGAGAAGGGCCAACTGCTCGGGCCGCCGATGGGGCGCATGCAGTCGGAGTTGCTCGGGCCGACGACCGAGCGCGAGCTCGACATTCTCGCGATGAACGGTGCGTTACCGCCGATGCCGCGCGAACTGATGGACCGCGGCGCCGAGGTGCATATCCGCTACCAGGGTCCGCTCAATCAAGCCCAGCGCGCCGGCGTGGGCGTGGGCATCATGCAGACGATCCAGTCGATCGCGCCGCTCGCTCAGATCGATCCGTCGGTGATGATGATATTCGACCTGGAAGCGTGCGCGCGCGAACTCGCCTCGATCAACAGCGTGCCCGAGCGGCTGTTGCGCACCGATGAGGAAATCACCGCGCTCAAGGAACAGCAGGCGCAGCAGGCGCAGGCCCAGCAGCTTCTGGCCGCCGCACCTGTTGCCGCATCGGCTGCGAAGGATTTCGCGCAGGCCCAAAGCATGGCCGGGTCCGCGCCCAATCAGGTCGCACCGAACATCCTGCCAACGCCCGCGCCCGCTGGAGGTCAGTAATCCATGGGCATGATCGATCGCATCCTGCGCCGCCGTTCTCACTACCGCGCCACGTTCAAGGGAGACTCGGCGCGCCACGTGCTGGCCGATTTGCGGCGCTTCTGCCGCGCCGGCGAGTCGCCGCTCGTCGTCTCCACGATCCGCCAGCAGGCCGACCCCATCGCCACGGCCGTGCAGATCGGCCGCCAAGAAGTGTTTCAACGCATCGTCGCGCACCTGCATATCGACGATGCACAACTGCTGAAGCTCAAAGAGGAAGCCGACAATGACGACTAATTCCGCCGCCGCCGCCTTTTCCGCAGCACCTGCTGCCGCACCTGCCGCCGCAGCGCCCGCTGCAGCTGCTGCCGCTCCCGCTGGAACGCCTGCCGGTTCGCAAGGCGCGCCCGCTGTTCCGGCCGCAGCTTCTGCCGCGCCGGGCACGCCTGCCGCTGGAACGCCCGCGCCCGCGCCTGCAGCCAACGCCGACGCGTGGTACTCGGGATTCGAAAACCCGGACGTTCGCACGTGGACGCAAGCCAAGGGCTTCAAGGACCCGGCCGCGCTCGCCGAGAGTGCATGGAACCTGGAGAAGCTGCTCGGGCACGAGCGCGCCGGCCGCACTGTCGTGATCCCTGGTGAGGACGCACCCGCCGAGGAAATCGCCGCGTTCCGCGCAAAGATGGGCGTGCCGGAGAAGGTCGACGATTACATGAGTGTCATCAAGGTCCCGGAGGGTCAGCCCGACACGTTCGCAAAGGAAGCGGCCACGTGGTTCCATGAGGCAGGCATCCCGCCCAAGCAAGCGGCGCAGCTCGTCGAGAAGTGGAATGCATCGATGGCCTCGGGCGCCACACAGCAGGCCGAGCAAGCGCGCGTGCAAGCCAACCAGGAATTCGGCCAGGTCGTCGCAGCCTGGGGCAAGGAAGCGGACGCCAACCTGGAACTTGGCAAGCGCGCGGCCGCGCAGTTCATCCCGGCCAAGGACGCGGCCGAGCGTCAAGCGATCCTCGGCAAACTCGAAGGCGCGATCGGCACGAAGGCGATGCTCGAAATGTTCGCCTCGATCGGCAAGAACCTGGGCGAGCACAGGATGGCCACGAGCGGCGATCCGGGCGGCCTGGGCACATCGCCGGCCGAAGCGCAGGCAAGGATCAATGCGCTCAAGAGCGACAAGGCGTGGACGACTGCCTACCTGCAGGGCGATGCCACCAAGAAGGCAGAGATGGAGCGCCTCATCAAGATTGCCTATCCGACTTCGGAGTAACGCATGGCTGATACCACAAACGCATCACTAACGCCGGAGGCGATCCGTCTAGAATGCCTTCGACTGGTCTACAGGCCCGACAAAGACGATCAGTGGATTATTGATCGTGCAGCGAGCTTCACGCGCTTTGTCTGTGGCCCTGCTTTGACCGCACCGCCAACGGCGCCGGTTGTGGACGCGAAACCAGAACCCACTCCCGAGCCGCCGAAACAGACCGACAAGCCGACGGCAAAGGCCCGGTCCAAGAGCAGCTAGACACTGCCGCATGGCCCCGCGTAACGGGGCAAGAAGCGGCCCCGAACAGGGCAAGCCCTTCGAGAACGTGAGTCTCTTTCACTTTTTCTGGAGGGCGTCATGTCCCAGTTCGTCACCACGCACTACGTGCAGCAGTACACCACGAATGTCCAACTGCTCTCGCAGCAGAAGGGCTCGCGCCTGATCGGCTCGGTCACGCAAGGCACCTACGTCGGTAAGCAAGGCGTGCCGGTCGATCAGTTCGCACCGACCGTCGCAACCAAGCGCACGACCCGCTATCCCGCTCTCACGCCTGCCGATACGCAAGCCGATCGCCGCTGGGTGTTTCCGAGCGACTACGACTGGAACGACCTGATCGACAGCATCGATAAGCTGCGCCTGCTCATCGACCCGCAATCGAGCTACGTCACCAACGGCACGGCCGCCATGAACCGCGCGAAGGACGACGAGATCATCGCCGCCTTTTTCGGCACGGCCAAGACGGGTGTCGACGGCAGCACGTCCACGACTTTCCCTTCGTCGCAGCAAGTGTCGGCCTCGGAAGGCGCGAGCTCGGCCACGGGCATGAACGTCGAGAAGCTCAAAGCCGGCATCCAGATCCTGCTCTCGAATGAAGCGTGGGATCCGTCCTCGGGCGAGCGCATCAACTGCGTCATCAGCGCCAAGCAGAACCGCAACCTGATGGACGAAATCCAGGTCATCAACGCCGACTACAACGGCGAGAAGGCCGTGGTCAACGACGGCTTTGTCATGTCCTGGGGCAAGGTCGACTTCATCCACTCCGAGCGCCTGCCGCAGAACGGCTCGTCGCAGACGCGTTGCCCCTTCTACGTGAAGGAAGGCATGCACCTGGGCCAGTGGCAGGACATCTCGTCGGACGTGTCGCAGCGTAAGGACCTGGCCGGTTTGCCGTGGCAGGTCTACCTGTACGGCACGTTCGGCTCGACGCGCATCGAAGAGAAGAAGGTCGTCGAAATCCCCTGCGCGTAAGCGCGGCGGCAGGGCCTCTTTCTCACGAACCAAAGGAGTGAATCATGGCAGTCGTTACTGCAAAGTCCACCACGATCACGAACCGCGATGCGGTCCCGCCAGTCATCAACGACGGTCGGCTCGAACGCGGCTCGCTTCGTTCGTCGCACGGCTACGTCACGGCCGTGAACGGCGATTCGATCGGCTCGAAGTACATCCTGGCGTCCGTCCCGACGACCGTGATGGTGCGCAAGGTACTGCTCTCGTGCGCAGCGATCACCACGTGTGCGGCCGACATCGGCGTCTATCGCAACACGAAGGACGGCGGCGCAGCGGTGAGCGCAGCCTTCTTCGGCTCGGCCGTCTCGCTCGCTTCGGCTCTGTCCAATAGCGACGTGACCAACGAGTCGGGCACCTACACGATGGACAAGCAAGAGCAGCCGCTGTGGCAAGCGGCGGGCTTGAGCGCGGACCCGGGCGGCACGCTCGACATCGTTGCGACGCTCACGGCAGCGGCTGGCTCGGGCGGCATCGTGGGTGCATCGGTCGAATACGTAGACAACGGTACGTAATCACTTTCTTTTCAAGCAGGACGGCGATTTCCCGCGGGCTTCACGGCTCGCGGGCTTTTTGCAAATTGGAGAACCGAAATGGCAACCCGTCGTTATTCGATCAACCCGGAAGACAGCGACCACCAAATCACCGATGCGGCGGGCCTTGCCGTCGTGACGAAGAACATCGAGCTGACCGTCGATTGGGATACGCTGCGCGCCGATGGCCTTTCCGAGCCGCAGGCACGTATGCAGGTGCTCGCCGCGCTCGAGCGGTTGCACGCGTACATCGAAACCTCCGGCAAGTATCAGGTCGCGGGCTAAGGCGGTGAGCCATGGCCTCGCAAACCGAAGTCTGCAATCGCGCGCTCACGAAGATCGGCGCTGCGCGCATTACCGGTATTCTCGATAACAGCAAGGGCGCGCGCGTCATGAACGCGCTCTGGGATACCGTGCGCAAGGCCGAGCTGCGCCGCAAGATCTGGCAATTCGCGACCGTGCGCACGACACTCCCCGCCATCACGCCGGCGCCAGCCTGGGGCTATAACAACGCCTTTCAGCTTCCCTCCGACTTCCTGCGCCTTGTGCAGGTCAACGACACGTTCGCCGTGCCGGGCCTGACCGACTACCGCGATCAAGACGACAGCGCCTACGTCATCGAAGGCAATCAGCTGCTGACCGTCTTTAATGCGCCGCTCAAGATCCGCTATATCAAGGACGTGCCCGATACGGGCGTCTGGGATGCGCTCTTCGTCGAGGCGATCGCGGCCAAGCTCGCCTACGAGGCATGCGAGGAAATCACGCAGTCGAACACGAAGAAGCAGACCGCCCAGCAGGACTACACGGCCGCGTTGCGCGACGCTGTGGCGACCGGCGCGATCGAGCGCCCGCCGCAGGGCTTCCCCGACGATTCTTGGATGCTGATCCGGATATGAGAGCTTCTCCCATCCTCGGCTCTTTCAACTCGGGCGAGCTCTCGCCCAGGCTTGAGGGGCGCGTCGACATCGCCAAATACAGCGCTGGCCTGAAGATCTGCGAGAACTATATCCCACTCATTCAGGGCCCCGCGATGCGTCGCGGCGGGTTTCGCTTTATCGGCACGGTAAAGGACCAGACGGCCAAGACGTGGCTTGTGCGGTTCGAATTCAACACGACGCAGGCCTACGTGCTGGAGTTCGGCAACCAGTACATACGCTTCTGGGCGAACCACGGCCAGGTGCTCAACGGCGCTGCGCCCTATGAGATCGCATCGCCTTGGTCGACGGCCGATTTGTTTGATGCCGACGGCCTGTTCACGCTCGACTTCGTAGAGTCCGCAGACGTCGTCTACATCACGCATCCGAGCTACGCGCCGCGCAAGCTCTCGCGCCTTGGCCCGACGAATTGGTCCCTCACGACCATGCAGCAGATCGGCGGCCCGTTCAAGACTGCGAACACCTCGAGCACGACCGTCTATGCGTCGGCTCAGACCGGCAGCGTCACTCTCACAGCATCAAGCGGCATTTTTCAGCCCGGGCATGTGGGCTCGCTGTTCCAACTAAGCCGCAAGTCGGCGGCGGCCACGACGCAGTGGATGCAGCCGGAAGTCATCAATAACGGCGATCTGCGCATCTCCGACGGCAAGACTTATAAGGCCGTGAGCCCGAACACAACCGCGCCGCTTATTCGTGTCACCGGCCCGAACAAGCCCGTGCACACGCAGGGCGCGCTATGGGACGGCGGCAACGTGGTGAAGGGAAACTACTACGTGCCGTCGGGATCGACGACCGGCATCGATGCGCAGGTCGGCGTGCAATGGAACTACGAAGACCCCGGCTTTGGCATCGTGCTCATCACCGGCTACACGTCGGCCACGCAGGTAACGGGTACGGTCGTGCCGATCACGACGGCAACCTCTCAGGCGCAACTGCCCGCCGATGCGGTCGGCTCGGGTAACGCCTCGGTCAATTGGGCGTTCGGCGCATGGTCAGACGTCGAGGGCTGGCCTTCGGTCGTGAGCCTGTTCCGGCAGCGCCTGGTGTTTGCGCGCAAGCAAACCGTCTGGCTGGGTGTGGCCGGCGACTTCGAGAATTTCAGCGCCAAGGACCTGAACGGCTTGGTGACGACCGATATGGCCATCACCGCGACGCTCGCATCCTCGCAGGTGAACGACATTCAGTGGATCGAGCCGTACGACAGCAACATCGAGGCACTCGTGTGCGGCACAGCGGGGAGCGAGTTCGTGGTCAAGTCGCTGACGGAGAATCAACCGTTCGGGCCGGATAACGTCAGCGCGCCGCCGATCTCGTCGTTTGGCTCGCGCAACGCCAAGCCCGCTCACGTGGGTCGCACGCTGCTATTCGTGCAGCGCGCCGGCACGAAGCTGCGCGACATTTCCTACGATCTGATGTCGGGTGACTTCCAATCGAACGACCAGTCGATGCTTGCCGAGCATATTCCGCAGCCGCAACTCAATCAGATCGTCTACCAGCAAGAGCCGTACTCGGTGAACTGGGGGGTGCGTTCCGACGGCGCGCTCGTCGCGATGACGTATTCGCGCGAGCAGTATCCGGATGCGCCTCACGGCGGCTGGCACCGTCATCCAATCGGCGGCGGCGGCAAGGTCGAAACCCTGGCTGTCATTCCCGCACCGGACGGCTCTCGCGACGAACTGTGGGCGATCATCAATTTCACGATCGCGGGCGTTACCAAGCGCTACGTCTGCTATCTCGAATGGGAGCGCAGGGCAGGCGATGATCCGGAGGACGGCTTCTACGTGGATGCTGGCCTTACGCTCGATAACACAATCGACGGGTCGCTCACACCCGGCGCCGGCGCGACGGTTGCGCATACCCAGGGCGTGCAATTCACAGCGTCTGCATCGGTCTGGGCCTCGACCGACGTAGGGCGCCAGATTCAATATCGCTACACCGCACCGGCCTTGGACGTAAGTGGTAACACGGTTACGCAATTCCACACGGCCAAGGCGACAATCACGACATTCGTCTCGCCAAACATCGTCATCTGCACGATCGACGCTGTGTTTCCCAACCTCTCGCCCATCGCGGCCAATGCTTGGCGCATGACGGTCACAACGATCGGTGGCCTCTCGCACCTCGAGGGGCAGACGGTCGATTTGCTTGTGAACGGAGCGACGCACCCGTCTCGCGTTGTGAGTGGTGGCCAGATCACGCTGCAGAACCCTGGCTCGAAGGTGCATGTCGGGCTTGCCTGTCCTGGGCGCCTGCAGACGATGCGCTTAAATGCGGGCGGCGCGGACGGAACGAGCCAAGGCAAGTCGGCGCGTATCAATCAGGTCGTCGTGCGCGTGCTCGAAACGCTGGGGCTGCAATTCGGTAGCAGCTTCGCGAGCATGGACGAAGGGCAGTTCCGAAATGCCCTCGATCCGATGGACAACGCGCCGCCGCTCTATACCGGCGACATGCTGTTCGACTTTCCAGACGACTACGACAGCAACCCATGGGTGTGCATCACGCAGCCGTATCCGCTTCCATCGACCATCGTCGCGATCCTGCCGCAGGTGACCACCTATGACCGCGGATGATTTTCACGTCGAACCCTTCGAGCCGGCGCACTTGTCCATGCTCGCGCTGCAGCCGCATCAGCAGCCGATGCGCGCGTTCATCCAATCGCCGGGCTACGCCGAAATGCTGGCGACAACGGACGCCTTCACGGCGTTCGTAGGAGCACGGGCCGTGATGTGCGGCGGCGTCATGACAATCTGGGAAGGCCGCGGCACGGCGTGGGCGCTGCTCGCGAGCGACCTTGGCGGCGATGTGATGCGCCGCGTGCACTACGCCACCAAGCGTTATTTCGATTCGTCGACGCTGCGCCGCATCGAGGCAACGTGTGATGTGAATTTCCAAGAGGGCCACCGCTGGCTGTCGCTGCTCGGCTTTACGCTCGAGACACCGGTGATGCGCGGCTATCGTCCAGACGGTGGAGATGAATCCATGTACGTGAGGATCCGATAATGGCTGTCGCAATCCCCTTCATCATCGCGGCTGTGTCCGCTGTCGGTGCGCTCAAAAGCGCGCAGGCGCAATCGGCCCAGGCCGACGCCTCGGCCAATGCCGCAACCTACAACGCGCTGGCCGATCAAAGCCGCGCGACAGTGGCGCTGCAGCAGGGCAACGCCAACGAGGAATCGCAGCGGCGTCAGGCGGCTCTTGCGCTTGGCAACCAGAATGCGGCGATGGCTCAATCCGGCGTCGACCTTGCCTCGGGGTCCGCGCTCGATCTCTATAAGCAATCCGCGACGAACGCTGAACTCGACGCGCTCAATATCCGCTACGGCTCGCAACTTCAGGCGCAGGGCCTGCAGTCCCAATCGATGCTCGACCAGGCACAGGCCGCGCAGGATCGGCGCAACGCCTCGACGGCGATGACGGCGGGCTATCTAAACGCGGGCGCCGCCGCGCTCTCATCGTACGGAAACTACTCGACGCGTCAGGCGCAGCTTGACTATTACCGGTCACGCCCGATGGGCACTTTGGCGACCCGCTAAATGCAAATCCCACTCTACAATCAGCAGGTCAATGTCGGCGGCGGTGAGCCGCTTCCGCGCGCCGAGCCGTTGCAGGTTTCCGGCGCGATGGGCGCGGCGATCTCCAATCTCGGGCAAGGCGCCGAGTCGCTCGAGACAGGCATGATGATTCGCCAGAAGGCGAACGAGCGCTTGCTCTCCGAGCAGCAAGAGCAGGACGCCAAGACGTGGGCCGGAGACACGCTCTCGAAAGCGCACCTGGATTGGCAGCAAAACCTGACCGATAGGCAGCAAGCGGCCACAGGCAGCGCGGCAGGCTTCACACCCTCCGTCCTGAACGACTTCGACGACTACACGAATAAGACGCTTGAGAATGCGCCGACGCCACTTGCGCGACGTTTCCTGCAACAGAGCCTGCAAACGCTGCGCACACAGGTCGGCTCGCAGGCGATCACGTTCGAAGCGCAGGCACGCCTGGGCGATCGCATCAACACGCAGACGAACTCAATCAACAATTGGGCAAACGTCGTTTTCAACGACCCGTCGCAGTACGACACAGCGATGAACGCGGTGCGTCAGACGATGCCGGAGGTCGGTCCCGAGCACAGCAACAGGCTGCTCGACTACGCGCAAAAGACGCTCGCCTATGCCGCTGCGACCTCGGTCGCGCGCAGCAACCCGGATTCGATCGTCGGGCCGCCTGGCATGGGCGCCAATGCCGCGACCGGCGGACAGTATCAGGGCGGCTTCGCCGGCGCGGACGCATTCATCGCGCAGAAGGAAGGCGGCTTCGTTGCAGACGACAGCGGTCACGGCCCGACGAACTTCGGCATCAATCAGCAGGCCAATCCGGACGTCGACGTATCGAAGCTCACGCCAGAGCAGGCCACGCAGTTGCGCAAGACGCGCTATTGGGATGCGATTCACGGCGACGCGCTGCCGCCCGCGATGCAGCCGGTTGCCTACAACTTCGCGATCCAGGCGGGTGCGGGCGCCGCGAATAACCTGCTGAAGCAAGCCGGTAACGATCCGGCGAAGTTCAACGACCTGGCAAAAGCCTATTACGACGCAATCCCGTCCGATCGCGCTAACGGCAACACAGCCATGTGGAAAGAGCGTAGCGACGATGCGCTCAAACTCGGCAGCGCAGCGAGCGCGCCGGCCGACAACCCAGTCCTCGCAAACCTGCCGTTCGAGCAGCGCTTGCAGGTTTGGAATCAGGCCAAGACGCAGCAGAGCCAAAACATGGCGCTCGCGCGGGCTCAACTCGACACGCACCTGCAGGATGCGCAATCGATGGCGGCCAACGGCGTATCGGACCCGTCGCCCGTCTCGTTCCAGACGCTGGTGAGCGCGTATGGCCCGCTCGAAGCACCCGCGCACTATCGCGCCTACCAGGACGGCCAGCAACTGGCGATCGACGTGTCGAACATGAAGGGCATGCCGATGCAGGACATCGCCGGCATGGTGACTTCGCGCGCGCCCACGCCCGGGCCCGGCTACGCTACGGCCGCTCACGATCACCAGATCCTTCAGGCCGCCGCCGCGCAGGTGCTGCAGCAGCGCGAGGCAGATCCGGCCGCGTATGCTGCGAAGAACGCGCCGGCCGTGCAAAGTGCGCAGCAGGCGTTCTCGGCCAATCCCACGCCGCAGACAGCCCAAGCATTCGCGCAGGCATCGCTCGCCGAGCAGCAGCGCCTTGGCGTGCCCAAACCGCAAATCCTCACGAAGCTGCAGGTGCAGACGCTCGAGGATCAGATCAACGCCAACGGCGGCACGCAGGCTGATCAGGTCATCCAATCGCAGGCGCAACTGTGGGGCGATAAGTGGGGCGATGTCTTCGGGCAACTGAAGGGGATCTCGCCCGTCGCCAAGGTGCTCGGCTACCTGGGTAATAGCGTCGATCCGGCAACGCGCCAGCTCGTGCTCTCGGCCGCCAACACGAAGATAGAGGCGCTAAAGGACGGGATCGACCCGGCCAACGTGAAGGCCGTCGAAACCAAACTGCAGACGCTTGCGCAGCCGTTTGCTGCGACGATGGCCTACTCGGCGGGCGGGGCGTCGACCTTCAGTGCACTCTACGACTCGGCAAACCGGCTCAGCCTGCAATACGTGCGGCAAGGCATGTCGCCGGGAGACGCGACCGCGAAAGCATTCAATGCACTGATGGGCGGCCAGTTCATGATCCGCGACAGCGCGCGCATCCCGACGCAATTCGATGCAGACGCCGTGATGACCGGCGCCAAGGCGATCCAAAGCGGTCTGGGCGATCTGGACCTGACCCTGCCGCCTGCGCCCGCTGCAATGCGCGCCGAGGATGCCAAGGCGCTCTATGTCTCGAACCTAAAGTCGCAAGGCAAGTGGATCACGACGGCCGATGGCAAGGGCCTGGCGCTGTTCGATCCGGTGTCGCAGTCGATCGTCAAGACGCGCGACGGCAAGCCCGTAGGCGGCACGTTTGGCGCGCTCGCGGCGCCTGCAAAGGCCTCGACGCCTAACCCGTTTGCGTCCGACCTTCCTAACATTCCGGCGGTCTTCTGATGGGCGACCTTGTTCTCGACGGCGATCCGCAGGCCCCACTACGGCCGATCACCGACTATCAAACGCCGCTTGGCGACTACCTCAGCGCGCAGGCCGGCTCTGCCCTGCAAGGCATCAAGGACCGCTGGAACTACATCGAAGGCGCGCGTCCTGACAACACGGTCATCGATTACACGCCCGAGGGCATGCCGATCTACGGCAATGATCCGGGCCAGCAACGGTTAGATGCGGCAAACGCACAGCAGCGCCTGACGGCCGCGGGCCTAAAGATGCAGCCACCGGAATCGGGCATGTACGCCGATACGCTCGATTCGCTGATTCAACGGCACCAGGAACAGACCGCGCGGCAGATTGCGATCGCGGGCTCGCCGACCGGCTTGCGCTCGATCCTGGGCTTTGGCGTGCAGGCGGCGACCTCCATGCTCGACCCGCTCAATATCGCGGCGTCGTTTGTGCCGGTGATCGGGCCGATGAAATACACGGCACTCCTTGCAGACGCCGGCAGCGGCCTTGCGCGCTTCGGCATACGCGCTGCAGTCGGCGCCGGCGAAGGCGCGGCGGGCACGGCGCTCTTGCAGCCGCTTGAGTCACAGGTCGCAAAGAGCGTCGGCGACGACTTCTCGATGACGCAGGCGCTCGAAAACGTCGCGTTCGGCGCAGCGTTCGGCGCGGGCCTCCATTCGATCGGCGGAGCGGTTCACGACTCGATCTTCGGCGCACCCACCAAGCCCGTCGTCAAGACTGACGTTCCCGAAACCGTGCCAGATTTGGCACCAACTGGCGAGGCAGCGCCCGCGGCCAAGCCGCTCGTCGTGCACCTGGAAACGGGCGATGTGCCGATCTCGCCCATGGGCGCGGCGTGGATCAACAATAGCGTGTCGCACGAGACGCGCATCGCGGCGACCTCGACGGCGGTATCGCAACTGCTCGACGGGCGCGGCGTGACGGTCGATCCGGTGATGCGCGCTGACCCGGCGCTGCAATACGCCATGGCCGAGCGCCAGCAGCCGACGGACATGGCCACGGCCTTACAGCAAGCGCGCAATGACGTCGCACCGCAGGTGAAGGCCGAGCTCACGGCGCAGGCGGCCAACGCGTCCGAGCCGGGCGCGGTGACGCAGATGCGCGATCAACTTGACCAACTGCGCACACAGATCGACGCGCTGGGTGACGAGCCGGCCAAGTCCGACATCCGTGCGCTGCAGCAGTCGCAAAAGCTCAAGTTCTCCGAGGCACAGGCCCGCGCGCAGGCCGAGCACGAATCGCGGCGCGCCGATCTGCAATCGCAGGCGCAGCGCCTCGAGCAGCAGATCGACAGCAACCGGCAAGCGACGCAGGCCGCGCAGGATCTGGCGGCGCTCGATCGCGGCGAGTTTCCCGAGCGCTACAACGACGCGGTGCAGCAGCGCGCCGAGCAGCTCTTGCAGGGCGATCCAATTCAGGCCGCGGTGCGGCAAATGTTCGATCCGTCGCCCGATGCCGATCGCGCGGCCGCGCAGCGCTTCAACTCTCCGGAAAACGTCGCCGTCGCCGATCCTGTCGCCTCGCGCGCGGTCGACGCCAAACTGAAAGAGATCCCGGAGGCCGTTAAGGACGGCGCGGCTGAGGGTGCGGAATTGAGCATGAAAGCTGCCGAGGAAAAATACCGGATGACACTGGATCAGCTAAAGCAAAGCGGCGCGACCGAGCGCACGCTTGATTCTTTCGCGCGCGAGATCGAACCGTTTGACGCCGACGTGCGCGATGCCGAGGCGCTCGGAAAGGGCATTCTCGGCGCGGCGCTGTGCGGGGTGACTCGATGAGAAACGTTTGTATCGAGGCGCTGAACGCCGGCGCCGGGCGCGAAGTCGGCTACGACGAAGCTGACGCGCTCTTTTCCAAACTGCAGGCTCACGAGCGCATGATCGCGAGCCAGCGCCCAGACCTCTCGCCGCGCGACGTGTCCGTCATGGCCGCCCAGCGCGTCGGAGAAGAACTGAAGCAAGCTGCGTTCATTCAGCGGCGCAACGCGCTCATCAACGCGACGATCCGCGCCGAGCGCGTGCAATGGGTCAAAAACCAGTTCGGCGCGCGCCCGGCCGAGGGGCTTGAGGCACTGCTCGTCGGCGTGAACCGGGCGAAGCAAGGTGCGCGCAATTCCGTCATGGCCGTACAGAAGACGCTGCGTGACAAGGTGCTGGGCGGCTTCGTGCACGACCTGGAGAAGATCGGCGCGACCAAGGTGCTCGCGAGCGGCACGATGGATCGTGATGTGGCGCGCGCGCTGTGGGCGATCGGGCGCGACAATGAGGCGGAACTCACGAAGGGACTCGCGCCGCTCGCGACCGACATCGCTAAGGTCATCAACAAGTGGCAGGAATGGACGCGCAACGCCGCGAACGAGGCGGGCGCCTGGGTCGGCAAGGAAGCCGGATACATTGTCCGGCAGTCGCACGACATGCTGCGCGTGCGGGACGCCGGATTCGAGACGTGGCGCGACACAGCAATGCGCACCTTCGATCTGCCGCGCATGGTGGCGGAGACGGGCGAGCAAAACGTCGACAAGCTGCTGCGCGGCATCTACGACAACGTCGCGAGCGGTGATCACATGAAGGCGATCTCGCGCATCGAAGAGCAGCCGTTCAAGGGGCCGGGCAACCTTGCCAAGAAGCTCAGCCAGTCGCGCGTGGTGCACTTCAAAGATGCCGACTCATGGTTCGATTACAACCAGCAGTTCGGCGCGCGCAATCTGCGCGAGGCGGTGGCCGCCGGACTCGATCGCGGCACGCAGCAAATTGGCTTGCTGCGCCAGCTCGGGCCGAACCCGAAAGCGATGATGGAGTCGATCGCGCAGCAGCTTGTCGCGGACGCCAAGGACGCCGGCGAGTTCTCGAAGATCGACGGCATCAAAGGCGCGCAGGGCAAGCTCGAAACGTACATGAAGGCCGTCGACGGCACGATGAACATTCCGGGCAGCGCTCTATGGGCACGGCGCGGCGCGAACATTCGCGCCTGGCAGTCGCTTGCCAAGCTCGGCGGCATGATCATGTCGCAGTTCAACGATATCGCCGCGTACGGGTCCGAGGCAAAGTATCAAGGGCGCTCGTTCCTCCAGGGCATGGGCGAATCCGTCGCGGGGATGGGCGCGAACCTGAAGACCGAGGAACGGCGCGACCTGCTGGCGAGCCTGGGCGTTTTCTTCGAGTCCTCGATTGGCGAGATAGCGCGCACCGGTTCGTTTGAGGATGCCGGCTCACTTACGCGTGCGCAGCGCGTCTTCTTCCGGCTTAACCTGGGCCAATGGTGGACCGAGAAAATGCGCGCCGCGGCCGCCATGGGCATGTCGCATCACATGGCGCTGCAGGCCGGAAAAGCGTGGGAAGCGCTCGAGCCGGAGTATCAGCGGGTGCTGAGCCTCTACGGCATCGATTCGGCCAAGTGGGATGTCGCTCGCTCGTCCGCGAAGATGCAGGTCGACGGCCGCGCGTACATCGCTCCCGATACAATCTCAGATCCCAAGGTTGCCGATGCGATCCAGACATACCTGAACGATCGCACCGGCTTTTTCCAACTGGAGCCGGATGCCAAGACCCGGGCAATCATGTTGCAGGGCACTCAGCCTGGGACGTTTCTCGGCGAGTTCATGCGGTTTCTCACGCAATTTAAGAGCTTCACCGGCGCGTACCTGCAGAAGATCTTCGGGCGCGAGATCTACGGACGAGGCTACGAGGGCACAAACCCGCTCGCAGCGCTCGCGCATGGCAACGGCGAGGCGATGGGCATCGTCAATCTCGTGCTGTGGTCTACTCTATTCGGCTACGGCTCGATGGTCGCAAAGGACGCCATGAAGGGGCGCACACCGCGCGTGCCTGGGAACGACCCGTCCGAGGACAGCAAGATCTTCGTCGCTGCGCTCGCGCAGGGCGGAGGCATGGGTCTGATGGGTGACTTCCTGTTTGGCGATGCCAACCGGTTCGGCGGCGGCATGCTCTCGTCGCTGGCCGGGCCGACGGCTGGCGCCGCAAACGACATCGTGAACCTCTACACGTCGATGCGTGATGACGCGCTTGCCGGCAACCTTCGCGCGGGCAAGGTCGGCGCAGACGCGCTGCGCGTGGCATTGAACAATACGCCCTTCGTGAACCTGTTCTACACGCGCATCGCCCTGGACTATTTACTGTTTTATCGTATGCAGGAAATGATGAATCCGGGGTATCTTTCGCGCATGGAACAGAAGGTACGGACGCAAAACAGCCAGGAGTTCCTGCTGCCACCGAGCAGCGTGATTCGATGAAGCGGGCCACGAACCGCCGAACGTAATTCGCCGTCCTCAAGTCACCTTGAGGACACCATGACGGTCACGACCACCAATTCGCGCATTTCCTACATCGGCGATGGAACGTCCGTCGCCTTTCCGTTTCCGTACTACTTCCTTGCGCCGACGGACATCGATGTCTTTCTCGATTCGACCGAGCAGCAAGGCGGCTTCACGGTGACGGGCGCCGGCAGTACGCAAGGCGGCACAGTGACGTTCACGGTCGCGCCAGCGGTCGGCGTGAGCATCTTGCTCGTGCGAAGCCCGGACCTGTTGCAAAGCACGGACTTCCCGTCGAACGATCCGTTTCCGGCCGACTCGGTCGAGCGCGGGCTCGACAAGTTGACGATGATCGCGCAGAAGTTGACCGAGGACGAAAGTCGCAGCGTGCGCTTTCCACTTGTCGAAGTTATCGACGGCCAGTTGCCACTGGCAGGCCAGCGCGCGAATAAGGCCTATGCGTTCGATGTCAACGGCAACCCGACGTTTTTGCCGCTTCCTTCGAGCCTCGGCGCGGGCGACCTGAATTGGGAAAACGGCATCGACGGTACGCGCGGTTTTAAAACGGGCGCCGATTTCACGCCCAACGTCACGGCGCAGCTCACGCTCTCGCGCAGTCCCGGCAATGACGCTAACGTCTGGGTTTATTGGGATGGCACTCCGCAGACTGATTTCTCGATCTCCGGCAGTAAGCTGAATTTCCCGACGGCGATCCCGAACGGGGTGTCGGTCGTCAATGTGCGCATCGGCACGACGCTTTCGCTTAATGTCCCGGCCACCCAAAGCGTCGGCGATGACCAGATCAATTGGAACGGGATACTCGCGCGCACGGTCGGCTCGTACACCGAGTTGCGCGCGCTATCGAAAACGCGCTACGACCGAGCGCTGTACGTTGGCTCCGCGCCGGGTTCAATCTATCAGCTGGATGGCGCCGATACGACATCGGTCGACGACGGCTTTTTGGTCATTGTCGCGAGCGACGGCGGCCGCTGGAAGCGGCTCGATAAGACCGTCATGACCCCGGAGATGTTCAACGCGCAAGGCGGCACGGCTGACGATACGCTCGCGTTCCAGGCTATGGCAGCGGTGCTGCGAGTGCTCGGCGGTGGCGTCGTCATCATCTCGCAACCGCACAATGTCTTCACGACGCCCGTCGCGGCCGGCGCGACGCTCATGGACCTCACCGGATGCCGCGGCGTCACGGTCATTTACGAGCGCGGCGGTCTCATCAACGCCGTTTATCCGAACGGTACGACGAATATCGCGACTGCCTGGATCTACGTGTTCAACGACGTGCAGGGGTTCAAGGCAATCAATGCGCGACTCACGGCAAATTCGAACATTCCCACGGTGTCGGGCGTCGTCCATTTCGCTGTGTCCACGACCGGGCTTGCGAATCCGCAGTCATACAACCTTGAGTTTGAGAACGTCAACCAGGCGGGCGGCTTGGGCGGCCTGATCGTGTACCCGAGCGGGACTTCGAATGCACATGCCGCGCGCATTCGCATGACAGGTAGCTTCAACGGCACGTTTTACCCGGCCAATCTGCAAGCGAATGGCGACGACTTCGTCGGGGATTACATCGTCCGCAATTGCGGACGCGGCTATTTTATGTACAACGCCAGCAATCACGACGTTTCGGTCGACTCTAACAACGGCACGGCATTCGATGACATCGATATTTCGTGCTACACCGACCAAACCTTCCGTGAGACTTCAAATATTCACGTGAGGTACAAAAACTACGGCAGCGCTTCTATCGGGAATGCCGTCGCGATTAACTTTGTTCAATCCGATGCTACCTCGCGCCCCGCGATCATGCACGGGATCCATATCGAATACGACATGTTTCTCGGCACATATCCGGGGGCATATCTGGCGATCAATAAATACAACTCGGGTTCGCCTGGCGCACCTGGCGCACCCGACGATACCGCGCGCGGCTACGACCTCTACGATGTGACAATTAGCGGTAACGCCAACGGCAATGCCGTGCAGAACTGCGTACAGGCCTTCACCTCGTCTAATTGGACCGGTGAACGGGTGCGCGATATCAAGTTTAAGAATCTGAATATGGTCGCCGCCGCGGGCAGCTTTTTCGCGCTCGACGGTCGAGGCTTCATGACTTCTACCGGCGCGCTTCTGTTCGAGAACGTGAACATCGCACCGGCCGATTCTTTGGTCAATATCCCGCAGAACGTGCTCATGTACCGCAATGCCACTTTTAGTACGGGGCGACGCGATGGGGACGTTACGGGGAACTGGATTATCACATACCCGTCGCCTGGCATCGCACACGTAGCCACGAAAACGCCGGTTCCTATCGCACCCGGAGGCACGCAGGTACAGCTGCCTTTCTCGGATAAGCGCGGAACCAATCCGGCGGTCTTCTACGCCCCGATCGGCGGCGCTGTGACCGTGGCGCTCAACTACAACACGGCGCAGACGTTCACGCTTTCCCATAACGGTGCGGGCGCTTTGAACTTCAATATCAGCGCCGACATTTACGTTTGAGTCGGGGGGACCGGTGAAAGACCTAGCGGCAAGCGCAGCAAAGGCGAGTCCCCCTGTCGGGGCCAATGTTTGGCTCTGGCTTGCGGGCCATGACATCAACTGGTGGGTAGCGGCAGCGACGATCTTCTACATCGGCCTGCAGTCGTTCTACCTGATCCGCAACAAGGGTAGGAAAGGAGCGGCTGAATGAGCACCTACGATCAATCCGCGCTGCGTGCTGAGCTTACGCGTGACGAAGGCCGGCGCAACCGGATCTACAGGGACACGGTAGGCAAGACGAGCGGCGGCGTCGGTCGCAATCTCGACGACGTGGGCCTCATGGACGACGAGATCGACCTGATGCTCACCAATGACATCGCGCGCGCCGAGCGATTTCTCGACGGCAATCTGCCCTGGTGGCGTCAACTCGACGACGTGCGTCAGCGCGTGCTCTTGAACATGGCTTTCAACATGGGCGGCCGGCTGCTCGGCTTTCACATGATGCTCACAGCAGCCAAGGCCGGCGACTACGAGACAGCGGCCAACGAAATGGCCAACTCGAATTGGGCGAAGCAGGTCGGTGATCGCGCTGACCGTCTCGAGAAGATGATGCGAACAGGAGGTGTGTGATGCTTGGAATCGACGATGCAATTGCGGGCGTCTCGAAACTGATCGATGACGGAATCAACGCCGCGTTCCCGACGCCCGAGGCGAAAGCCTCCGCTCAGGCCGCGATCATCAAGGCACAAACGGACGCGGCTGTCGCCACGCTGCAGCAGCAAATGAGCGTGATGCTCGCCGAAGCAAACAGCAAAGACCCGTGGACGAGTCGGGCCCGTCCGTCGTTTCTCTACGTGATGTACGTGATGATCCTGGCGGCGATCCCGATGGGGGTCGTTGCAGCGCTGCGCCCGGAACTCGCGACAGCTATCGCGCAGGGAATGCGTGCGTGGTTGGCAGCAATTCCAGACGCGCTGTGGCAAGTCTTCGGCGTGTGCTTCTGTGGCTATACCGCCTCGCGCGGCTGGGAAAAGATCAAAGGAGTAAGCAAGTGATGAAACGACTTCTGACCGCGGCGCTGCTCGCGCTTTCATCGGCGGTGTTCGCCGCGACAACCGTTCCCGTTCAGCTGCTCAACCCAGCAGCATCGACTTCCGGCCAGGTTATCTCGTCCACTGGACCAAGTACCGCGCCGGCCTGGACTACGCTCACGGCGGCAGGCCTCGGCGGTTTGACTGCGTCGAACAATCTGTCGGATCTCGTGAGTGCGGCGACCGCACGCACGAATCTCGGACTGACGAGCGCGGCCACGACATCGATCGGCACGAGTGGCGCAACGATCCCGCTGCTCAGCACGGCCAATACGTGGACGCTTGGACAGACATTCAGTGTGCGCCCGACTTTCAACGGTGCCACGCCGTGGGATAGTGCAAATCTGGCGAGCCCTGCCAGCACGACGGGCAATCTCTCTCAGTTCGCGGCCACAACGAGCGCACAACTGGCCGGTGTCCTATCGGATGAAACGGGGAGCGGTGCGGCTGTATTTGCGAATTCTCCGACCATCAATACCCCCTCGATCGTCGGCCCGACCAACGGCTCGGGCGCCGCGGCCGGCAACGTGGGCGAGGTGATCTGCGCTCAGGTAACGAGCGGCGGTTCACCGACAGGATGCGCGACTAACTCGAGCACGCCGGTTTCACTGACCAGTGGCATCACGAATAACGTTACGTCGATAACTCTGACGCCGGGCAACTGGCGGGTATGGGGGCAAGCGATCACGATTCCGGCTGGAACGACTACGCAATCCGTCGTGAACGCAGCGATCAGCCCGACCAGCACGTCTTTCACCGGACAGGTGGCGGAACTCCTTCTTCCGTTCTCTGCGCCTGCCGGCTCGGCAGTGGGCGGAACGCTTGATCCGATGCCGATTCGGGTGACGACGAATACAACCTATTACCTGATTGTGAATTCGACTTTCGCGGTATCCACTAATACAGCGATCGGGTTCATCGCCGCCCAGCGAACCAACTGA